TTAATAGCAATGCGTAAAGATGGTTCGGTTATTTGTACTAGCAATCATCAATACAGTATTTCAGACAAGGGGCGTAACAAGTGCGTTATTGAATACGGTCTGGATGAGAGTGATATTTTAAAAACTGACTCGCTAGATTCAGCGGGTGAAATTAAAGAGGTTGTTATGGAAGAGAAAGATAATTTAGATGCAGCGTTCAATAAACTTGAGTCGGATTTAAAAACAAAGTCGTTTGATAATGTTGATTTGAAGATTGGTGTTTTAGATCGTTTGTCAGGGTTAATGGATGAATCTATTTCAGAGGTGCTGGATTTAATTATTATTGACCTGAAGAGTGCGTAATTGCTGCAATGAATACATAATCGTTAAAAGGCAGGCTGTATGAAATGGGCAGAGTTTAAGTTTCCTCCGATTAATCTATTTAGCCATCCCATGCAGGATATTGATTATATGCGTGATGAGGTGGCTGACTGTAAACGCATTGCACTAAAAGCAAGGTTGCGTATTAAACAAATGCAGTCACACCATGGTTTGTGCAAGTCAATAACAGATGTAGCTGAGCGTAGATTGAAGAATTTAGAGTTTATTTATTACACCAGGACTGGCAGGTTTCCAGAATGAGCGGCAGCATAATTGATAATGGAATGGTTAATACAACAAAGTTTGAGCGCGAACTCATAAAAATGAGGGAGGCGCAGCAGTCAGATTCTAGTGCAGACCATTTAGCTGAAAATGGGAGTGGTGGCAATAAGGAAAAAGACCCAGGCGCACACTATCGCCACTCACACAAAGGCATTCAGCTAGACCCGTTCAGAATTGCCAGGGTTTACGAAATGGACTGCCCCGCCCTGTTTACCATCCTAAAAAAATGCCTTATGGCGGGACGCAGGGGTTACAAGGATAAGCGCCAGGATTTAAACGACATTATTAGTGCTGCACAGCGAGAACTTGAAATTATGACTGAGGACGGTGAGTGATTACAGTTATAAACAAAAAATACATTCACAAGAAGTCCGGCAATGAGTATCGACTGCTACATATTACCAATCAAGCAGCAACAAAGGATGGATGGATAGAGCAAGCGGTTTATGCTGATTCTGACAGTAATATTTGGAGCTGTTGTTTACATGATTTTTATGAAAAATTTGAGGAAGTGGAATGAGCCTAATATCCCACAATGAACTATGTGAACTGGTAGAGCAAGGCGTAATTAATGCTCATCCTAGTAACATCAATGGAGCATCAATTGATTTGACGCTGCACGATGTGATTATGATTGAAGATACACCGGCTAGATATAGCAATGTTGTTAGTCTGGCTAATAAAGAAAACATAGCGACTAAGGAAATTGTTATAGATGAAGGTGGCTATGTTCTCAAGCCTGGTGAATTTATACTGGCTAGTACGGTAGAGGTGTTTAATCTACCCAATAACATAGCTGCTGAGTACGTTCTAAAGTCGAGCATGGCTAGAAATGGTTTACAACACATGCTGGCTGGGTTCTGTGACCCAGGATGGTCCAATTCAAGATTAACGCTTGAGCTAAAGAATGTTACCAGGTGGCATGAATTGTTAATTAAGCCTGGTCAAAAAATAGGGCAGGTTAAGTTCTTTAGGGTTGAGCCTGTGCCAGATCATGCAAGCTATGCTAATCGAGGGCAATACAACAACCAAACAAAAGTAACAGCCAGTAAAGGGGTCCGGTGAACGAATACCTGGGTGTTTTCATTCTAACAATTTTTTGTTCAGCTGCGACTGTAGCTGTAATTGTTTCACTGGATCGTTTGCGTTTATTTTTGATAAGAAAACTGGGGGAAGAAGAATGAGACTAAGAGAAAAACAATCACACTTTGCAAGAATGGTAGCAAAACTAATCACCCACGCAACAAGCGAAGGTTATGAGGTTACTCTAGGGGATACCTACCGCGACCCAAGAAGCCATGGAAAACAAGGCGTAAAAATCTCATATGGTCGCAGCGTATCAGCACATAAAAACCGTCTGGCAATTGACCTGAACCTGTTTAGGGATGGGGTTTATTTAACCAGCAGCGCAGACCATAAAAAGCTCGGTAAATACTGGAAAAAAATGGGCGGGACTTGGGGTGGTGATTTCAAACCTGGAGCGGACGGGAATCATTACAGCCTAAAACATAACGGAGTTGCCTGATGTCGTTTAGATCAAAACTTATGCTGGTAGCAATACGAGGAAAAAACAAATACCAGCTAGTCATGCCGCTAAGTTTTCATCATGCGCCGGATCGTAAATATTACGTTGTCCCCAAGGGATTTATTACCGATTTTGCATCTATCCCCTTTTTCATGAAATGGCTAATTGACGATAACGGTAAACATATCAGAGAGGCGGCGGTGCTGCATGATTGGTTGTATTCTGATTTATGCAATGTGCATGGCATGACGCGAGAAAAAGCAGATTCGTTATTTTGGTGGGCGATGGATAGTTTAGGTGCGCCCAACTGGAAAAAAGACATGGTTTATGCCAGTGTTAGAGCGTTTGGCTGGTTGTTTTACAAAGGGGGCGGTGGTGAGCAATAACGAATGTGACAGAATTTTAGTATTAGAGCAAATCAATAAATCAACTCAATACAGGATGAAAAAAATGTGTGATAAATTCGATGAAGTAGAGGAAAGGCAAAAGATTATTTTAGAAACTATCATGAAAACCAAGTGGGCTGCTTACGGAGCTGCTGGTTTATTGGCTATTAATCAACTGGGATTAGCTGATATTTTGAAAATAATTGCTGGGAACTAATTGTGTTCAATCAGGGTTATTATCCAACACCTGGAAGCCTGGCTATAAAAATGGCTTGCATGATCGATGCTAATTTTAGCCGGTTGATACTTGAGCCTAGCGCGGGTAAAGGTGATTTAGTTGAAGCGGTAAGGAATAAGTTTTCTCAATACGGACAAAAGATTGATTGCATTGAGCTGGATGGAACCTTACAAGCAACTTTGTCTGGCAAAGGTTTTGATGTGATTGATTCTGATTTTATGGCGTATCAGCCGACAAAACAGTATGACACGATCATCATGAACCCACCGTTCAGCGCGGGAGTTGCTCATGTTCTTAAGGCCTTTGATATTGTCTATAACGGTGATGTTATAGCCATCGTCAATGCAGAATCGATTAAAAACCCATGCTATCAGGACAGGGTGTTGCTTAACAAATTAATTCATGACAATGGAACTGTAGAATTTATTGAAAATGCGTTTGTCGATGCTGATAGGAAAACGGGGGTAGAAATTGCCTTAATTCATTTGAAAAAACGTAATTCTGTTAATTCATATTTTGATGGGCTGGCTGAGTCTGAAATCAATGAAACCGAGCATGAAGCTGGGCAGCAAATAGCGATACCTGAAGCAAAGATTAAAAATATGGTGACTGCCTATAACAAGGCGATTGATTGCAAGAGAAAAGCGGCGGTTAATCATGCTGAGGCTGATTACTACACAAGCTTGATATTGGGTGATGGAACTGATAAAACAGATTCTGTGAAAGCCAGTCTTAACGAATTTATTGACCAGCTTAGACAGGGTGCTTGGCGCGGTGTAATCAATCTGGCTGATTTTGATAAGTACGCTACCGAGTCAGTGAGAAAAGGGCTGCATTCAAATAATGAACTTACGTCAAAGCTTGAATTTACCGAGTCAAATATAAACCAATTTCTTAAAAATCTGGTGATGAATTTCGATAGCATTATTGAGCAATGCTTACTTGATGTATTCGATCAGATGACCCGTTACAACAAAGACAACCGGGTTTATATTGAGGGTTGGAAAAGCAACGACTATTTCTTTATTAATAAACGCATCGTCTTGCCTAATATGACTGAAGTGAAATGGGCAGGCGGTATTGAGATTCATTATGCAGCTAAGAATAAAATCAGAGATATTGAGCGTGTGATGTCTCACTTATCGGGGTTACAAAAATATAACAGTATTATCGATATTGCGGAAAGCGAAGAATGTTTATCTGGTATCAAATTAGAAAGTACTTTTTTCGATGTCAGATTTTACAAAAAAGGCACGGCTCATTTTTATTTTAAGGATTTGAAATTGCTTGAGCGGTTTAATTTAACAGTGGGGCGTTTGCGTGGGTGGTTGCCCAAGCAGGATAAGCAAGTGCCTGAAGAATTCTGGTTGATGAATAAGTAATGGCGAAAAAAGCAAAGCTTGACTGGGATACGGCAAGAATTTTATTTGAGTTAGACAAGCCCATTAGGTTTATTGAAAAAGAGACGGGGATAAACAAAGGAAGTATTTCACGACGGGCAAAAAATGACGGATGGGAGCGCGGTTCTGCAACCGTGGTTGCACAGAATGCAAGCGATATTGAGGGCTACAAAGCAACCTTAACGCAACCACAGCTACACATCTTTAATGAGGAAGTTATTCAGCGCACCGAGTTTGCAAAAAATCTTAAATCATTCAGTCAGAAGGCAATGACAAAAGCTAATGAGTTGATGGGTAGCTCAGAATCCGGGGTTGATTTTAAGGCGATTTGTGAAGGGGTCGATAGGCACAGCGTTACTGTTGGATTTAACCAAAGGCATGCACCCAAAACAGAAACCACTATTAATAATACCAACGCACAGCAAAGCATCATACAACCAAATGATGTGCTAGATGCGCTGAGGCGAAAACATGCTTGATGCAGAAGCTATTGCTGATTGCCGAGCTAGCCTATTGTCATTCACAGTGGAAATGTTTAGAGCGCGTAAAGGTTCTAATTTTATTGTTAATAGCCACCATGCATTAATTTGTGACAAGTTAGAACAGGTGGTTATCGGGAATATAAAGCGCTTGATTATTAATATTCCGCCTCGTTACAGTAAAACTGAAGTAGCGGTAGTTAATTTTATAGCTTGGTGCATGGGTAACTTTCCTGATTGTGATTTTATCCATGCTAGCTATTCAAAGCGATTGGCAACGAATAACACCTGGAATGCTCGGACTGTAATGACTCATGAGCGTTATGCTGAAATATTTGGCCTGCCTGTTTTTATGAGTGATTCTAATGCCAAGGATGAATATAGAACAGTGCAGGGTGGGTGTGTTTATGCCACTGGATCGGATGGCACCATAACCGGTTATGGTGCGGGAAAAATGCGTGGTTATTTTGCGGGTTGTATTTTGATTGATGATCCGCATAAGGCAGGGGAGGCAACCAGCGATGTTATGCGACAAAATGTAATTGATTGGTTTTCAACCACCTTAGAGAGTCGAACAAACTCACCTGATACACCGATTATTGTCATTATGCAGCGATTACATCAGGAAGATTTAAGCGGCTGGCTGCTTGACGGGGGGAATGGTGAACATTGGGACCTGCTAAAGATACCAGCTATTGATGAGAATAATGAACCTTTGTGGGGGTTTAAGCACAGCATGTTAGAGCTTGATCGTTTGAAAAATGCCAACCCTTATGTTTTCGCCGGTCAATATATGCAAGAGCCAGCTCCCAAAGAAGGCGGAATGATTAAGTTAGCATGGTTTGCTCGGTCACGATACAAAACACTACCGGCGAACCCTATAAGAATTGTTCAATCATGGGACACAGCCTTCAAAACCAAACAAATAAATGACCCCAGCGTATGTACAACATGGCTAGAAGTTCAAGCCGGATATTACCTGGTAGATAGCTTTGTTTTTCGCGGTGACTACCCCACGGTTAAGCGGCATATAAAAAGTAAATATGCTGAATTTAATCCTGATGTTGTATTGATTGAAGACAAAGCATCGGGACAATCACTAATTCAAGAATTAAGGCAGGAAACGGCAATACCTATTATTGCAATACTTCCCATTGATGATAAAGAAACACGAATGTATTCAGCATCATCTGCTATTGAAAGCGGGCGAGTATGGTTGCCAGAATCTGCACCATGGCTGCCTGCTTATGAATCAGAATTATTTATGTTTCCAATGGCTAAGCATGACGACCAGGTAGATAGTACATCACAGTTTTTAAACTGGGCAAAAAAACCAACTGAAATATTAATCGGATAATTATGTGCATTTATGAAGAAACGGTAGAAAAATTGTTGATTAATTCTGGTGTAACAAAACAATCAGCTTACACAACAGGGAATATAAGCAAGCTGCTTAGCATTTCAAACAGCACGGTAATTTATTTGTGTGAGAAATGGCAACCAAAAAAGAAAGAGGGACTTGAGTGTTATCTTGTCGGGACGCACAGACGAATACCACATCATGCCGTTATTGAATATTTAGAAAATAATCTTTATTACAATTCGCTTGGAGTAAGTAATGAATAAAAGAAACATGGCCTCATCGTATATTGAGCAATATAAAACACCGGCTGCAAGCTGGACAAACTGGACGACCAGAAAGGCTGTATCTGAAGGGTATAGAGTTTCTGGCTGGGTGTTTAAAGCAGTTTCAATGATTTCTCGAAATGTTGCTTCAATACCCTGGCATGTTGAAACAGAAGAGGGGGAGATTATTGTTGATCATCCCATAACGCAATTACTTAGAAACCCGAACCCAAGCTTTAGCCGACAAGATTTTTTTGAATTACTAAGCGCCTGGGAACAATTATCAGGTGAGGCGTATGTAAAGATGGTTTTTGATTCTACGGGTGTTGCTGAATTATGGCCGGTGTCACCAGACAGAATTTCACCGATAGCCAGCAAGGACCCTTCTGAGTTAATTTCAGCTTATGAAATTATTGATGAAAAAGGCAAGAAATTAATTTCACCTGAATTTACACCGGAAAATATTATTTCATTTCGGTTTATAGATCCGTCAAACCCGATTAAAGGCATTGGACCATTACAGGTTGCAGCAAAAGCGGTTGATATTGACGTAGAGCAGCAGAACTGGAATAAGGCCGCGATGCAGAACCGTGGAATTCTTGACGGTGTATTTACCTTTGACCGAGATTTAGACCCAACCTCTTACAATACGATTAAGCAGAAAATTAAAGAATTGTTTTCTGGAAAAAGCAATGCTCGTGATATTGGCGTGATTGGCTCCAATGCAAAGTATCAGCGTTTAAGCTTAACACCGGCTGAAATGGATTTTATTACCTCAAGAAAATTTAATCGTGAGGAAATATACTCAATCTTTGGTATACCGCCACAAATTGCAGGATCACAAGAAGCAAGCACTTACAATAATACCGCTAATGGCATGCGTATTTTCTGGGAACTGACATTAATACCGATTCTTGATGACCTGAAAGACACGCTTAATCATTCTATGGCTGAATATCTTCAGGATGGTTATAAAATTGGTTACGATGTTTCAGGTATAGCAGCATTAAAGCAAGACCAAAAAGAAAAGGCTGATATAGCCAAGGTCTATGTGGATATGGGCGTACCTGTTAGTGTTGTTAATGAAATGTTAACCCTTGGTGTTACTGAGTACGAAGGTTGGGATAAATCAATTACTCCACAGCCACAGCCAGTCACAGAAAAAAGAGGGGCTGATGCTTTGATGCTAAAAAAGTTCGAGCAGAGGAACATACAGCAGGAGATTGATAAAAAGGAGGCAATGGCTAAAAAACAATCTTCAATGTTTCATAAAGCGTTGCTTGATCAGCAGGCCATTATATTTGCAGCAATGGAAAATAATGAAGATGTTGCAGGCGTGTTGGGAAATAACAGCAGTAGCATGGAAGCCGCGATTGAAGTTTCTTATAAAACCTCTGCTTATACTTTTGCTGGCTCAGTACTGGTTGATGAGCGTGGGGCTAATGTTGATTTTGAAACGCGTAAAATTGACCCGAATATTTCAGGAGCTATTGATAATTTTCTTGAGCAAGAGGGAATTATTTTAACCGAGCTATCATTAATCAATAAATCAACAGCCAGTTATATTCTTGATGCGGTACTTAATGGAGAGGAAGAGGGGCAGACTGTTAATGAAATGCAGCAATCTATTATTGATATTGGTGCATTTTCACCTGGTCGAGCTTTAAGAATTGCCAGAACTACGGTGGGTACAGCTCAGAGCATTGGGCAAATAGAGGGCTTTAGAAGCGTAGGCGCTACGCATAAAGTCTGGCGTGATTCTGATTTTGAAGTTAGGCAAGAGCATCAAAACAGGGATGGTGAAAAAGTATTGCTTGATGATCGATTTAGTTCACAATTCCCTGGTTTTCCAGCACCACGTTATCCACTTGATCAGGGTATTGCACCTGGTGATAGAATTAATTGCCGGTGTTCACTTACCGCTAGTATTGAATAGCATAGACAAAAGAAAAAACCATCTACACTTAACGGAGAAACTATGGAGATAAGCTGTTAAGTTTATGATGATTGAAAAAAGAAGTAGCGTACCCCCTAGGCCACCACCTCAACCTCCTGAAAAAGGTTAATCATGCATTATAAAACTTTATATGAAGCTCAATTCTCCGCCCGTTATGGTGCCAGATACAATGAGCGAGCCGCCAATTCATGGCGAAAATTATCAACATTAATATCAATGATTGAATTGCTGGGGGGGTCTACTGCATTTGCTGCTTATCTTTCTGATAACACTCAGCTTGCAGCCTATACTGCACTGGTTGTAGCGGTCTGTGTCGTCTTAAACCACACACTGCACCCCGTTGAAAAAGCTAAAGACGGAGAAATGTTATTTATTAGGTTTATGCAACTAGCAGGAAACCAAAGCATTACCTTAAAAAAATATAATAAAAAACTCTCTGAGTTGTGTGCAATACCAGACAATGGGTTTGATATTCTAAAAGAAGTTTCTTATAACGATATTGCCAAAGAGTTAGGGCGTGACGAATATGTAAAAAAACTAACACTTTGGCAAACCGTTGTGACTAAAATAATTTAATGGAGAAATAGATGAAGTTGTTGGTTTTGCTATGATCTGTCCTAAATGTTAGTAGAAATATTAGTATGGCTGGGTATATTCAGAAATAAATAACTTATACAAGCAACCCACCATAAACTATAGCAACTTACTTTAAAAGCCTCGTTTTATACGGGGCTTTTTTTTGCCGTAAAATATTCACGGCTAACCTCTATAAACAATTAAATCCTACTGGTAAACAACAGCTAACTCTTTTAATCTGTAGCCAATAGTATTCACAAAGAGTTAAGCACAATGCCTGGTAAAAAAGAAACCCGTTCAATTGGTGAGTTAAGAGCTGTTAATGAAGATGGCACGTTTGAAGGGTATTTAACCGTCTGGGATACGGTGGATGACTGGAACTCAACATTCAAGCGCGGTTCATTCAAGAAAACAATCCAGGAACGCGGCTCAAAAGTTAAGGTGTTTTTTGATCATGAACACTTAATCGGTTCATCACTAGAATTGCGAGAAGATGATCACGGTGTTTTTGGTAAAGGAAAACTTAATCTTGCTGTCGATAAAGCCAAAGAAGCCTATGAGTTTATGAAGGATGGAACGCTTGATGGCTTATCGTTCGGCTTTCGTTCTATCAAAGAAGGCTTTGCAAATGGTGTTCGTGAAATTAGAGAGGTTCAGCTTTTCGAGTTTGGCCCCGTTACATTTCCTGCTAATGATGCGGCACTCATTACTGGTGTACGCGCTACTGACTTTGGTGAGTCTTTATTTGATGAAGAGCTTTACGCTGAAAGAGACAACCTAAGATACGCACTTAACTCAACACTGTCCGATATTTGGTGGAGTGACGAATCCACTAAAGATAATGTTATCGGCATGTTAGACAAAGCCTTGTCAGATCATCATGCCGCCTACCTTGAATTTGCAAACAAATGGATTGCTCGTTACTGGAGTGACGAAATGCGCTCAGCACCATTCGGTAATGAGCTATCAAATGCATTTAATGATTTTCTAATGGAACAAAGAAAGTCGGTTAATGATATAGCAATGGAAACATCTTTTACCCAGGCTGAATTATCAGAATTGAGACAAGGTAATTTGATCGAAAACAGGAATTCACTAGAGTCACTTTCAGAATCAATCAGCCTAGCCCACAGAAGCCAGCGCAACAAAGCCGTCGAAACACTTTGTGCAGAACTTCGGGATGGTTTAAGCGATTCTGAGAAAAAACGAGTATTGGCTTTACTCAAACCCGTCGAACAAAGACAGTCTGAGCCAGACACCATTACTGAAATGATTGATTATTTTAAAAATGAACAAACGATTGGAGAAAAGTAATGCCTCAGACTAATGAGATTAAAAAAGTCTTTGATGAAATGCGTACAGCGCATGAGTCACTGAAAGAACATGTCGATATTCAGATTGAAGAAGTACGCAAAAATGGCGAAGCTTCTGCATTGACTGTTGAAGCAGTTGAAAAAATTAACACTGATTTAACTGAATTGCGCAGTAAATACGATGACCTGTTAAAAGCAAGTCAGCGTCCTAGTGCTGCTGGTGTAGGTGCGGTTGATGATCCTGAAATGGAATTGCGTCAAGCTGCATTTACTAAGTTTTTACGTTTTGGGTCGAGTGGTAATGGTCAAATGTCGCCTGAAGAAGTCAGAGCATTAAGCTCTTCTTCTGATGTGGATGGTGGATTTCTGGTTCCAACGACCTTTGAAACTGAAATCATCACCAATGCATACAATGAAGCAGAATTACGACCTCTGTGTAATGTTGCAGCAACGGGGCGTGATACGGTTCAATTAGCGGCTTTATCTAAGCCAGTTGTTGCATGGGGCACTCGTAACCTTGCTATTTCTCCACAGGAATTAGCTGCTGGTGGTGAGCGTTTAGAAATCTTTGACCTTAAAGCATTAACGCTAATTGCAAATAACACGCTTGATGATTCTGCAGCTGATATTTGGGCAGAATTACGCGATATGTTTAGTATGGCAATTGCCGAAGCTGAAGATGATGCGTTTGCAATTGGAGCTGGTAACAACTCACCACAGGGCTTCTTGGCTGATATTCGTGTTCAGGCAAATTACGTACCTACTGGTGTTGCTGGTGCTATTTTTGATGGTTCTAACAATGGTGTTGATGCATTGATTACTATGCTTCAGTCATTGAAGAAAACTTACCGTCGAAATGCTACCTGGGCAATGAATAGCACCACTGAAGGTGATGTTCGTAAGCTTAAAGACAGCAACGGTCAGTATTTATGGCAACCGCCTGTACAGCCTGGCAATCCTGCTACTTTATTAGGTCGTCCTTTGGTTAATCCTGAAGGTATGCCAGATGTTGCAGCGGACTCTTTCTCTATCGCTTTAGGTGATTTTAGAAAGGGTTATAAAATCCGTGATCGTTCAGGCGTGACTGTTCAGCGTTTAGTTGAAAAGTATGCTGATTATGATCAGACAGGTTTTATTATTAAAAAGCGTGTGGGTGGTCAAGTTGTATTGCCCGAGGCGTTTACTCTTCTTAAAACAGCTGTTAGCTAGATTGCAATCTAGCCTTTATTGGGGCGGGAAACTGCCCCAATCTTTTTATTAAATTTATAGGGGTTTCGATATGCGTAACGACGCAAAATCAAACAGTGAGCTAGCTGAATCAATAGCGGCTCAATCAATAGCACCCAGCACAGTAAACGGCGCGTCTGTTGACCACGCTAAAGCGAGTGCTGTTTCTTTTCTAGTATCAGTGGGAACCGTTGGTGCGTCTGCAACAATTGACGCTAAAACACAGTATTCAGATGACAATGCAGCGTGGACTGATTACCCGGCTAATGATGAAGCCAAGAATGATGATGCCATTGTTCAAATCACAGCGGCTGGTTCGGCTCAGTTAGATGTGCCTAATCCGCGTGGTCGTTATACGCGGGTGGTTGTAACGGTTGCTACAGCAGCTTCAGTTGTTGGTGTTGTGAGTGTGCTAAGTCCTCTCAGGCACGTAGCGGCTTAATATTATGAAAATAATCAAAGTCACTATGCTGAAAGATGCAAAAGGCTCACCGGATGGAATTATCACGCGAAGTTACGATAAAGGTAACGAGTACGATCTTCCTGAAAGCCTGGCTAATGCATTTGTAAATGATTTGAAAGTTGCAAAAATTGTTGAACCAGAAAAAGAACCAGAAAAAGAACCAGAAAAAAAAGCAGCAACTAAAAAGTAACTATTTAAAGCCCTGGTCAAACGGGGCTATATTTTAAAAAATTATGGCAAAAGAACTCGCAGATTTTAGGCAGGGAGATACCAAGAAAATCAAAATTGATTATGGTACGGGGTTCAATATTACCGGCTATATGTTTTGGTTTACGCTTCGTGATGATTTTGGGACGGTTATTATTGCTCAGGTAGAAACAACTGCTGGAGATCATCCGCTTGATGATGTAGCAAATGGCATTGCTTATATTCAGCTTGAATCTGATGTTAGCAAAACTATACCAGCGGGAAAATATGTGTGGGATATACAGCGCTCAATACCTGGTGCACCACCTGATGTTTTAACACTGTTACCGACATTGAAAAATGTTAAAGATAAGATCGAAGTTTTTGAGGGCGTAACACTGGTGGATGCCTGATGGCAGATAATGTCACAGTCATTTCTAGCATTGATTCAATTACCATTACTGACCCGACAACTCAGGTTCCAGTAACGGTCACTGAGGATGTTGTCAGTATTGGGTCTGGAATTGATCAGATAAATATTGCGCCCGAGCAGGACAGCGTACAGGTAACAGAAACGCCTGATCCCGTTAGTGTAAATGAAGTAACTGAAATCATCAGTCCTGAAATAGCTGATGTACAGGTGCAAATTGTTGAGGATTCAGAAGTGCCGTATGCGAAACGTACAGATTTTGAAGGGGATACAGTTATTTACAAAGGTGAAGCAGCTGTTGGCTCTCTGGATGCTGATCCAGTTTGGCGAATCAGAAAACTAACCATTGCCACGGATGGGGATGTGAAAGAAGAATGGGCGGGTAGTAGCGCCTCATTTAATAAGGTTTGGAGTGATAGGGCTTCATTACTCTACGGATAGAGATTAATCAATAATTTAAAAACTCAATAAATATTAGCTGGAGTCAATAAAAAATGGCCATAGAAGATGATTTTTCCATAGCTGCCAATGGCGATATTCGTCACGTATCAGGGGCAACCCATTATACGGTTCTGGAGTTACACCGTTATTTAAGCGCCCATGCAGATGACCAGCAAGCGGCCGGCGATGATCTGGTGGATATTACCTCCTACACGCCATCAGCGCGTTCAACTGATAACATTGTTGAGTTGCTGGATCATATTGCTAGTAGCGGCCCAACATATAATATTGATGATACAGCGGCTGAGTATTTTTTTGCTGGATCAATCAAGCAAAAAGGTGGTGATGAACTGTATTCAGGATTAAAAGTGCTTGGGTCGGTTAATAACGCCACCACTAAAGTAAAAGTTATTCAGGATAACGACGAATACCAATACACGACTACACCCGCATCACCATTCTGGGGAGATCAAAGCACAGGCGGTTATAACGGTGATTCTACCGGTGGCGTGTTATTACGTGCATTAATTAAATCGCGTATTAATGGCGCTGATATAGATCAAAAGCAAATTAGAGTACAGGCGCGTCACTGGGGCGATTCTTACGATTTCTTTAATGTAACACTTGCCGAAGGTGAGGCGGTAGCAGCCTTGGGTACTACGCCTGATGCCCAGAATGATACGCTACAAGCAACAGTACAGGCGTGGGCAGGCGGTGATATTCCGACAAATACTGAGGGATTCCAGCTTGTTGATCTGAACAATGGTAATGGCGATCAGGAATATTACTCACAATGGACATTTAACACCAACGCTCAGGGTTTAAAAGCAATCTGGCAGTGGGGTAAAGACATTACCGGCACTGGCACCGCTTCTACGCTTTACGGAATTAATGGGGAATTCTTTATTGGACCATCGCATTCTGTTATTTACGATGGAGAAGTGGGTGGCCCATTCACTGAAAATGAGATACTCACATGGGGAACGACCATCACCTATGATACAGGTGTAGGTGTGCCGTTTACTATTGGTGAATATGTCACTATTGGTTCAAATGGTGCAGCTGGTAAAGTCGTTTCTGGTGGTGTTGGTGCTGCTGGTGACATTGTTGTTGCTCTTGAAAATACAGCAATCACCTTACTAGATGGCGATACCATTACAGGTATTACCTCGGGTGCAACGGCTGATATTAACGTTACCGTTGTTGATAATGATAAAGCGGGTGGTACTGCGATATTGCTTGGGCTGGATGATGATGGTACAGATGGAAACTTTTACACCCAGTTACTTACTGGCTCAATTCCAAGTGATAACCAGGCTATTACTGGTAGATCATCTAGTGCAACGGCTCTTGTTAATGTCACGGTAGCTGCTAAAACCTTATCAAAAGTTTTTGTTGGTTCGTACACAGGTAGCTTAATTGGTGCTTATGGATTGGGGCTTGATCCTAACGATTTAACGGCTTCCGATACAGTAACGCCTTTGATCGGTGCAACTCAGACACCGCCAAACAATCAGACTTTTACCGTCTTTGGTGTAGTTAATGGAGAGGATCGCGTATTAGTTGCGCCTCGTTCGGGGGCGTTGCTTGATTATGCTCAGCTGACATTACAGACCACATTATCAAGTGGTACTGAAGCAGCAGTTGTTGTGACTGGTGCTATCCCGGTTGATACGCCGCAAACTGGAACTATTCGTATTCAGTTAGACAGCGGGATTTATAAATACCAGGCTTATACCGCGTGGGCAACATCAACTTTTACAATCGCTTCCACTGATTTCAGTGGTGATAATGCAACCAGTGGCAATACTCCTGATGTGTTTATTGGCTATATTGATAAACTGGCAGCAGGAACAAGTGAGGCGGTAGCATTAGTTTATAACGCTGACCGCGATTTATTTGTTCGTGTTCGTGATGGTGGTGGTACTCCTATTAAGACCTATGAAGCGTCTGCTTCGTTTACGTCTACCGGTGGATCAGCTACAGCTTCACGTATTACGGATTCTTAGGCTTAGATATGACTGTCTCTTTGTCTGGTATGTCATTGCATACTAATAACGATAATGAAGGCGGCTGGGGCGGCACTGATGGGCCTGATACATACAATAATGCGGTTCAGGGGTCAAACTCTGAATCGTGGCAGGTATCTAAAAACTCAACAGAAACCGGCACGCTAACAAAGTCATCTACGCTAAGTACAACGCGCGGTATATTTACGTTCTGGATGAGTTCAAACCTTGCTCCGTATTACACGGATGTAAAGCTTGATATGCAGTCCACGACAAATAATTATAAGCAGTTTACCGTTGCTACTTCGACAGATAAAGCCATTGGCGGTAACTTTGTGGCCTCAGCAATTGATTTTATTAATAAAGGGACTTCTACAGGAACATTTGCCCCGGCTAATTTTGCAGTTACTCGGATAATTGTTGATAACAGCTCATCTGGAAATATTCGATCAGTTATTAATAACTGGATTGATGCTATGTATTTTGGCCCTGGACATACTGTTTCAGGAACAACGACAGGCGATGAGCTTTTTAAAGAAGCGGCGGTGGTTGATGAGTTAGCAGCGAATCAATACGGGGTAATGTGGAATTA